CATCCGCAGCTTGTCATGGTAGACTCTGGTGACGGTAATTCTACGCAGGAGGTCTACAAGCAATGCGCTACCCGTGGCTGGCAGTGCGCCAAGGGTTCAGGCCAGGAGTATTTCAACGTCAAGACGAAGGCCGGTGACGCGGTGCGTCGGTTCTACAACACGCCCACGGCTATTCACGTGCCGGGCGTCCGCAACCCCACGACACTGGTCGTGTGGTCGAATCTCTCGGGCAAGGATTTATTCTGGGGCACGCGCGCTCGTAAGGTCTTCACGTTTGCCCGTGATGCCTTGCCTGACTATATCGCCCAGCTCGATAGTGAGCTCAGGGTAAAGGAAGCAGGGAAGCCTATCTGGCGACTGCGCCAAGGGGTTAAGCATAACCACGCCCTAGACTGTGAGTTGCTTGGGATGCTCATCGCCGCGCGTTGGGGGCTGATCGGTAGGGACGAGCCTCAAACCTTACTTGCCCCCCAATAGTTATATGGCTCTAGGCATCTATGTCGGCTTACCAGAGGAGACTTTGCTTGCCTACAAAGAGGAGGCTTTGGGCCAGCTCGGATTGGCTGTCACGTCATACAGTGACTCCGGCACGAGTGTTAACAAGACTGCAGGGATGCCCGTGGCTACGCGCATCCTAGAGATCAACTACGCTTTATCCAAAATCGACAGTTCACGTTATGGGGGTGCTCATACCTCCGTGCAGATTAACTGGGATTACCGAGTTGACCGCTAATGCCTCCTAAGAAACTTACCTCAAAAGCCAAGGCGGCTAAGAAGCAACCCTCTGCGAGTTACTCGCAGTTCGCAAGCACGACGCAATCCGGCGCGCGCCGTATGCTGTTTATCGGTGGGGTGAACGACCAGCGCAAGGAAGTTACCTCTGCAACTCGGACAGCAATGATGGCGAAATCCCGCTGGGCTGTGCGTAATAGTCCAATCTACAAGCAATGCGCCGACGAGGCCGTTTTGATTTCTGTCGGTGATGGCCTTGTAGCTCAGTCCCTGGCTAAGAACCCGCAGACTGCGGTGGCCTACGATAAATACTTCCGCGACTGGTCAGTGCGTTGCGACCTCACCCGGCGTTACAATCTCGGACAGTTGCAGACCATGTGGATGCTCGGAGCCTTGATTGACGGTGATTCTTTTGGCATTCTGACTAACGACCCTAAGACCGGGGTCCCGGCTATCCAGATTCTTGAAGCCCACCGCGTCGGGTCTCCACGCACTGAGTTTAACGATAGGAACGTGGACGGTGCATACCTAGGAACCTACGGAGAAATTGTAGGCTGGAATGTCTACACCGATGACCAGACGAAGGACCGCTACGTGCCTTCCTCGGCTATGCTGCAGGTCATGGAGTTTGAGCGGCCCTCTGCAGTACGCGGTTACCCAGTGCTTCAGTCTAGCCTCAATAGCGTGCAGGATCACCTCGAAGTCTTCGGACTAGAGGTTCGCGCGGCCCGCGACTCGGCAGATCATACTCTAATCCTGAAGAAGCAGGGCGGCGTTTTGCAGGATGACCCTGCCGCTCGATTCTCCGGCGACGCTAACTCCTGCGAAAAACTTGCCAGCCAGATGGGCGGTAAGATGCTTGTGGTAGATACCAATGAGGATTTGTCCCAGCTAAGTCAGACTCGCCCTTCCCCTGCTTGGATTGGCATGATGACCGCCATCGAGCGCGACATCGTTCGCCTATTGCCGTACGAGTATCAGGTAACCCCTGGAGTGCTCGGGGGCAGTTCAGTAAGATTGGTCGCCGGTCGTGTGTCACGATGGGCCAATAAATGGCAGTCAATTCTCATCGATAGCCTAGACCGCGTATACGATTACGTTATCGCAGACGGCATCGCTAAGGGTAAGATTCCCGACGACCCTGACTTTAACCGCAAGTCTTGGATCACGCCCCGCGACATCACCGTGGACGCTGGCCGCGAAGCCTCTCAAGACCGTGCCGACCTCCAGATGGGTCTCACGACCGCTCAGGCTATCCTCGGTAAGAAGGGTATGACCTACGACGAAGTCCTAGAGCAGCGCGCTGTCGAGATGGAGAAGCTCGTACAGAAAGCCAAGGACCGTAGCCTCCCCCTCTGGATGCTCTACCAGTCTGCCTTCAATTGGCTCCAGCAGGGTCAGGCTTCGGCCCAGACGCCTTCTGACGTTGCGGACAACCTCGACATCCCCCCTCCCCCAGAAACCCCTTAACCAATGAAGTGCTTAATCTCAGGATTGTCCGGCCAAGAGCCGATGCTAATTGACCCCATCAAGGCGGCCAATCACATGAAGTACGCCGAGAAGTACGGCGTTATCGACGGCGTGCTCGATATGTTTTTTAACCCTGTCGAGAAGCCGTACGTTACTCAGTCGGGCACGGGCGTAATCACAGTGAAGGGGGCCATGGGGCTTGGCCTTTCCAAGTTTGAGCGCATGACCGGGGGCGTAGACATGGAAGACATTACTAACCAGATTGACGATATGCTGGATAACCCGGCTGTGCAGCGTATCGCTTTCAACGTCTCTTCTCCTGGTGGTACTGTCCTCGGAACCCCTGAGCTTGCCGACAAGGTCGCAGGCATCCCGCTTCCTACCATGGCTTACACTAAAGACATGATGGCATCAGGGGCGGTCTACGCGTTTAGCCAAGCCGATCAAGTCGTGGCTAGTAACAGCGCCTACGTCGGCTCCATCGGTGTGATCATGGTCGATGAGTCCTACGCGGCTTACTACGAGCAGATTGGTCTGAAAATGGAAATCTTCCGCGCTGGAAAGTATAAGGCGGCCAATGTGGCAGGAGAAGGCTACTCTGACGAGATGCGCGCTGAAGAGCAGGCCCGCATCGACGCCATGCATGAACAGTTTAAAAAGGTCGTACTGCGTAAGCGCTCGATGGCTAACCGTGCCGACATGGAAGGCCAGATTTTCACGGGCGAAGAAGCCGCAGCTAAGAACCTTATCACCGGCCTTGCTACGTCCTTTGCTTCTGCCCTGGCATCCTTCGAGGGTTCGGATGGTCAGGACGCTAAGCGCATTACCATGGCTAAGACTAGCAAGAAGGCCAAGGCCATCGCCAAGCCATTGGCGTCCGAGGTCGAGGACGATGTCCTTGAACTGCTCACCCCGCGTCAAAAGGAAATGGTCGATTCGTATATCGACATCGAAGAAACCTTCGGAGCATTCGACCAGAGCACCGGGCCTGATGGCGCGCACTACGCCCCGGTCTCCCCGTTCGCCTCTGAAGGACTCCTCTGCCAGAACTGCGTTTTCTACCGTGGTCCTCGCGGATGTGGTATCGTCGCTGGCGACATCGACCCTAACGGCATCTGCAAGCTGTGGGTGATTCCTAACCTTACCTAATCCGCAATAGTATATGACTATCGAAGAGCGCGCTAAGGCTGCTGAAGCCTCCGTCCTTTCCCTGACCGCCGAACGCGACGATCTCCGCAAGACCGTCGAGGCTTCGGTCGTTAACGTCTCTGCTGACCTTGACGCTCTCAAGGTTGAGTCCGCTGCCCAGTCCCAGAAGATTCTGGAACTCGAAGCCGCTCTCGCTGAGGCTAACGCCAAGAACGCTGAACTGGAAGCCTCCAAGGCTACTGGCTCCGTCGAAGCCGCTAACATCCTCGCCGCCTCTGGCGTTGACCCGGTCGCCGCTCCTGTCGTTTCTGGCGCTATCGGTTCCATCGTTGAGCAGTACGCCTCGATGCCTGCCGGTCCTGAACGCCGCGCCTTCTTCAAGATGCATAAGGCTCTCCTTTTCTCCGCTAAATAATCTCCTACCCAATATAACCTACCATGGCTAATACCATCAACAGCGCCCTGATCGTTGACACTGTCAGCGAATACGGCCTCACCAAACTCGCGAACCGTCTCGCGGCCCTCAGCCATTTCACCACGGATTTTTCCGCTGATGTTAAGCGCCCGGCCGACGTCGTCCAGGTTTCGCTCTCGACCGCTGGCAGCACGACTGTCACCAACCCGACTGACTTCTCGACCATCGGCGCTTCCACGCTCGGTGCTTCTGCCGTCACGCTCGCCCACCTGTACCAGCCCTTCGGTCTCGCCTACGGCGATATCCAGAATGGCATCAAGCTGGAACGCATCGTGCAGATCAACATGGACAAGCTCGCCGACGCCATCTGGGCCGCCGCTACTGCTCCTATCACCGTCGCTAACTTCGGCGCTGCCACTGTCACCGCTGCCGACTCGGCTGTCACCCCTGGCTCGGACAACCTCCGCGCTCTCTGGGCTGGCGTCTCGAAGGCTGGCCGCAAGGCGCTCATCGTGAACCCGGGCATCTACTCCCAGCTTATCCCGACCAGCACGACCTCCCTGCCCCTCTCTGAAGGTGCTTACGGTTTTGAAGGCGGCGTTCACTACGCTTCCCTCTTCCCGTCCGAGGCCAAACTGGCTGGTTTCGCTTGCTCGTCCGAAGCCGTGGCGATGGCCGCTGCCCAGCCGGACTTCTCCGCTACCCAGAACCAGTTCCTCGTCAGCGAGTCGCTCGTTCTCCCGGGTCTTGGTCTGAGCGTGTTCTACAATGTCTGGGGTGATCCTTCCACTCGTAACCTCGTCGGCTCCTTCGAGCTGATGTTCGGCGCGAACAAGGGCATCACGACCGGCACGATCGCCTCCGTCTACAACCCCTAATCTGGGCTGACGGCCTGAAACAGCCCCCAGCGATGGGGGCTTTTTTGTATCTCCAATTCCCTACCCTCCCAACACATGAGTATTTATGATACATTTCTCCCAGACTTCCAATCTTTGCTGGCAGATATCGGCGTCCCGGCGCTAGTTAACGACCAGTCATTTCTAGTTGGCCTGTCCCGCCCGATGAATACCCCAAGCTTTGGGGCTGGGGGTTTCGTTGACCAGAAGATGTGGACGGTGCGTTTCGCTGCCGCTACGGCCCCTTGGACGGCTTCTGATGGCCGGGTTGGAGGGCAGGTAGCCACTCTGGCCTCTGGGGTCCCTATCGCCGCCCTGGGCGAAGGTAAGAAGTTCACGGTTAACGGGCAGGTCCTCCGTATTAAGGGCCAGTCCTACAAGCAGACTAGCGCCGTCATCGAACTAGACTGCGTAGACGATAACCAGTAATGGCTAAAAAGTCCGGCATTGACCCTAAGAGTAAGGCCGACTTTGACGCGGCTATTACCCAGTTTGCTAAGGACGTTAAGGTTGACCGGGACGTTATTGCTAATGAGCAGATGCGCCTAATGCTCCGGGACGCTATGATCTTCACCCCGCCTATGCCTGCTGGTGGCGGTCAAGGGCTAGGTGTTGCCGCTTGGAAAGCGGGTAAAGGGAAATTGGCTAAGGACGTTAAGCGCATCTTTATTCCTATGGATCAGCCCCGTAGGTCTAAGGGCGTATTCCTACGGCAGGTCATCAACGCCGTCCAAGGTACAGGCCCTAGTGGTCGCTCCTGGATGGATTTCATCGCTCTGCAGCCGACAGAAAAAAACATCAAAGGTTTGTCCCCGGTCATGCGTAAGATCATGCAAGACACGGACACGCGCCGGGCATTTGCCAAGGCCCAGAACTATCTAAGCAAAGCTCGGGCCGATGGAAGCATTACCCCACCTCAAGGACTTACTAATGACTTACGCAGTATCCATGATAAGTATAAAGGCAAAGTCGGTGGACGCTGGCCTAAGAAAGCCCCTGTAGGTGGGCCTCAATACTTGGTAGCAACTGACCTTCAATTGCAGGCTTACATTACCGAGCGCCAACTTAAGGTAGGTCGCGTCAAGGCTGGATGGGCTTCGGCTCTTCAATTGATTCCACCCCTGATTAGTTCCAAGGGCACTGCCCGTAACTATGGCGTCTACGATGCCCCATGGGTTGACGCTAACCGCTCTTCCGCAGGCCAGTTCACAATGAGCGCTAACGCGACTAGTGTCCACATGGAAGCCACTAACCTTATCGGTAACATCAATAACGTTGCAACGGATGCCGGTACAGAGAACATCGTCTACGGCAACCGCGTTAAGCAACTGAACGCAACCGTCCAAGCCAGAATTAGGGACACAATTGACCGAGCCAACCGCAAGAAATAACCAACTTTATGGGCACGAAATCCTCACGTCAAATCCTCGAAGCGGCTATCGCTTCCCACCTATCAGCTCAGACCGAGCTGGCCGGAGTTTCCATCTACACCGGCGACGGTGCAGATACCAACGTACTGCCTAAGGCCATTGTCCTCTGCGACTCGGCACGATCGCCTAACGATATGCCCCAGGGGCTTGGTAACTATTCGTGTGGTACACGGATCACTGTCTTCTCGTCTGCCGACGATAACACCCTAGCCGAGCACCGCGCCCGATGCGCTGCCGTAGCTGGGTCTATGCAGGACCTTACGGCCATCAAGGCGGTCTTTGTAGCTGGGGGCGATGCCCTATGCTATGACGTCACCCCACTGTCCGAGGACGAAGGGGTTAACGAACGCTCCTGGGCGTCCGTGTTCGGTTACGACGTCCTGATCGTGGTCAACCCTCAGTAACCTTACCACTTAAACAATAGTATATGTGCGCCGCTGTAGTTTATGGGGTTAGTGCAATCTATGGAATCGGTGATACCACCGTCTCTAATGCTATCTGCCAGTCTTACACCAACGATGGCGAGTTTAACAACGAAACCACTATCGTTGATGAGACTGGTGTGACCGTTACGTGGCGCGGCGATGACCGCAAGACGCAGATCAGCGTTGAGATGATTGCTAAGACTTCGAGCATGCCCGTGCTTGGTAGTGCTTTTTCTGTTACGGTTAATGCCAACTCGGCTTATCCTGGCGGCGGTGCTTCGACTACCTTTGAAGGCTGGGTTACCAAAATCTCAGATAAGGGATCTAACAAAAACTTTTCTGCTGTTACAGTAACTGCCGTCGGCTACGAGGCCATCCTCTAACTAATGGACCAGCGCTTCTTAAGCGCGTTCACGGACCCGGCTCCAATCAAGATGCTGGGCCGTCTCGTTTCTCCATTTTCCATGCTTCGGCGCGTGCAGCTGGAATCGGTCGAGTCTCCCTTCGTTGTATCTACTAAGGCAGTCCGGCCGCTTGATTTACTTATCGCAGTTAAGATCTGTGCCGGTGAACCTATTGGGAAACTTAGCCTGAAGGACCATTACTACCTTGGACGCATGAGCGCTAGCGAAGTCTACTTCGTAAAGCAAATGTCCCGCTTCGCAGAGTTTGTCCTAGTTGAGTCCTGGCCTAAGTTCTGGGACAAGAAGGCCAAGCACCATAACTCGACTGGTGTGCCTTGGGTCCTGACGGTAGTCTGCAACCTGATGAACCATGGAGTATCCGAAGAGCGCGCTTGGACCATGCCCGAGTCGCAAGCCATCTGGCTGCACTCTTGCTTTGCAATCAGCGAAGGCGCTGACATGAAGGTACTAACTAAGGAAGACGAAGACCTGATTGCCAAACTTGAAACCGAATGAGCAACTCCGTAAAGTTTAGCATTGATGGGGAAACTAACGCCGACCAGGTAGCCGGTCGTGCCAAGGCAGCTGTAGGTTCACTAGATAAACAGCTGGAAGGAATTGGTAACAAGTTTAAGACATCCTTTAAGGATATTTTCCTATCCTTCCTCGGACCTATGGCCCTGCTTGGTACGGCCATGGGTTTCATCGGTAAGATGATTGCCGACAATGCAAAGAAGCGCGAAGACGCTAATCAAGCAGCCATTGACCAGACAAACAAACTGATGTCTGCAGAAGACCAATACTGGGCCAATAAACGAAACAACGAAAAGAAGGGTAAGGAAACTGTCGAAGAAGCAAAGACACAACGCGAACAAACGACTCTTGAATTCCTACAAAACGATCCAAGAGGACAAGATATTTATTTCAGGGAACAGAGAAAATATCAAAGAGGACCAACTAGGGGTGAAGGATTAAGTATCCCTTATTATCGATTGAAGGAAAATAAAAGAATTCAAGACGAGATTCAGGCCCTTCTTGCCGAGGATATAAAGAATAAGCCAATCACAATGGCTGGAAAGGACTCATCCTTCTCCGGCCCCCAAGGCTTCTCCAATGTGATCGGCGTCGGCGCTAACCCGGTGCTTGAAAACATGACGCGGCAGACTGACATTCAGCAGCAGATTCTTGAGTTACTGAAGACCCGCCCCGCTACCTCCGGCATCACTGATGTGGACTTCACTAAGAACCCAATCGACATCCGTAACGTATCCTAACTTATGTCCCGCATTAATAAAGGCGCTGCACTCAGCGTAAAACTCCTTCAACCAGGCTGGTCTGTCCAGTCTGACGGCTTCGGCCTGAACACCTGCACGGCTACCTACAAGGTAAACGCAGCCGACGCTCCGGCTATTAATGTTCGAGGCGAAGCGTTCCCAAAGGCAGCGTGGTCGTACATGAAAGCACATAAGTCTAGCATCAGCTACGACGATTTAGGTATGGCGACCATGCGTATCGATTACGTTGGAATCGACCCGACCGTGAATAGCGGCAGCATGACTAACCCTAACTGCTCTGCGGCTAACGGTTTAACGGCTGATAATATCACGGGACATCCTAACTTTTTTGTTCACGCTGGTTCACCGTATTTAGGTCCAATCGCTGGACCTGCACCCTATACTCAGGATGCCTCTAATAACTTTGCCCCTAACGTTGGCGGCGCTCCTGCTTACCTTGGGTTGAACGGATCATGCTTTGAGAAGGAGAACGGAGGCAGATTTATCGGTTTCGTTAATCCGACCTATCCTCAATACTATGGGAAGACTCAGTACCTTGCGCCAACGACGAGCTATTCCGGCATCATGTATGTGGATGATAAGTCATCGGTGGCAGTTCTTGTCGAACTTCTTGGGTCATCTAGCGTCACTAGATCATGGAGCACTTTCCCGTTGCTCCCTGATTGGGCTCCGATTGGTACTGGTTTTGCAGGCAACCCGGTAAACCTACTGGCTCAGGTAAACACTGAAGAGTTTGGTTCTATCTTTAAGGTTAATTACGAAATCCGTTATTCTCGCGTAGGCTGGGAACTTGACGTATATAAGAAGTTCTAAGCCATGGCTATTCAACCCGGACCAGGTTACACCTTTTCGGCCTCAAGCCTTGGTGAAAGCCTAAACATCCAACAGCCTTGGAGCGAGTGGGACATCGGTGGGCAAACCTGTGCGCTTGTAATCACGTCCTTGTGGTATGATTCGACCACTGAAGCATACTACATTTATGTAAGCCCTGGCATGGTAAATAATCTTGGCGTTACTGATTACGATGACGTCCCTTTGAGCAATACTCCAAAGCCAAAGATTCCAGTATTCCTTGATGGTCTTGGTTCTGACTTTACGACTAACTATATCTATATTGCTTGTGAGAATGAAGGTTCACCAACGTATGCTTTCCCGAGTACGACCGTTCCACCTTACATTCTGGTATCTGATACCGTACTGACTGACACCGATGATATCGGCTATGTCCTGATTGGAATCGTGAAAGGTAAAACAGTCGACGACGTGGACACGCTACAGACATTTAACTACAAGGGATGCGGCTCCCTCTGGGGCGATCGCCTCAAGACCGGCACGGACACGGCCCGCTACTACTACGCCCGCATCTAATGGGCCTAGTGATTGGAGTCGGCTTCGGCCCGTCAACCTGGGGAGCGCTGCGAAGCGTTATCTTTAACGGCACTTTGTCCGGGTCGCCTGTCACTGATAGCGGGGACCACAACGTCGAGTATGTGCATGGTTTCAAGACAACGGATGGCAACGGCTTTGTGCGTACGGATTACTCGGCATTATATCTGAACAATGCCTCAAAGCAGTATGGTCCGAACTTCAACGCCTACATCACCTCAGGCACGTCTGCTAAGTTCGCTTCCGAATACCAGACCTCGAGCGTAGGTATGCTGGTCAATGAAGACCGGGCTCAGCTGACAGGCGAGACGGTGGCTCTAAGCAGCGGAAGCATCACCATGGCGGCCTCGGCCTTCGTCTCCCCGTTCCAGACCTTTACCGCGTCGAGCACCCCGACTATCAATATAATCGGCAAACTGACGGCCTTCTGACCTAAACCCTACTTTTCCCGCAATAAGTAGCATGGCTAACACCGCTTCTTTCTCGCGTGGAGACTCATTCGGGTGCACTTGGACATGGACTCCCGGGGCTGGTGAGCCTGCTGATCTGCTGGATACGACGATTACCTCGGACATTCAGGACCGCTGCGGGAACCTCTACGCGCTTACGGTAACCATCGCTGAGGACGGCCTGTCCTTTACGACAAACTACACTGGCGATACGTCCGACTGGGCGGTCGGTCAGGCTAACTGGGATATCAGGTTCGTCTTCGATGGCTCGCCCACGACCCACTCGCAACAGTTCCGCGTGGTGATTGCGGACACGGTTACCAAAGCCTAATTCTATGGCAGTCATTACCGGCACGTTTAACAGTCTCGTTAGTGGGACCATCACTGGCGTGTTTCAGAACACGGCTGGGGGCGTCCTATCTGGCGTCATCGGTACGCCCGGGCCTACTGGAAACACCGGGGCCACGGGGGCGACGGGGGCGACTGGCGCTACTGGTGCGACTGGTGCGGGCGTGGCTGTCGGCGGCACTACAGGGCAGGTGCTTCAGAAACTTTCTGCGACCTCCTATGACACTGGCTGGCTGACCCTCCCAGCGGACTTTATCACCTCGGTAACTGCTCCGCTGGCCGTTGGCTCGGGCGTCCTGTCCGTTGACCTCTCGGCGTACTCGACTACGGCTCAGGCGGCGGCGTTGTATTACCCCCTCTCCGGTAACCCATCGGGCTTCCTGACGTCGGCAGCGCTGACGCCCTACCTGACCACCGCGACTGCGGCCAGCACCTACCAGACCATCGCAGGGATGTCGTCGTACCTGACGAGCGCGACCGCGGCCTCGACGTACTACCTTCAGACCAACCCAAGCGGTTTCATCACCAGCTCGGCCTTGTCGCCATATATCACAACGGCCACGGCAAACTCGACCTTCCTCGCCAAGTCTAACAACCTATCCGACCTAGCCTCTGCCTCAACGGCCCGGACCAACCTAGGTCTTGGCACGATGGCGACCGCTACGGCTTCGGACTACGCGGCCCTCGCTGGCGCAACCTTCACGGGAGAAGTGTCCACCCCTGCCTCGACGACTGGCACGGCTGGCTTTAGCATCCTCCCTGGCACGGCTCCGACCTCCCCTACTAACGGCGAGTTCTGGAACACCGGCTCCGATCTGCAGGTCCGCCTCGGTGGAGTCACTGAGACGCTGGCCGAACAGTCTTGGGTGACCTCGCAGGGCTACCTGACATCCTCGGCGCTGACGCCGTACGCCCTGCTCGCAGGCGCTACGTTCACTGGGCTAGTGACCACGGTGGCCTCGACCACGGCCACTGCTGGGCTGAACGTCCCGCACGGCGCTGCTCCGACCGCCCCCGTCAACGGCGACATCTGGACGACCACTGGTGCAGTCTTCGCCCGTATCAACGCTGCCACCAAGCAGCTGATGACGCTTAGCGATACCCAGACAGTCTCGGGCAGCATCACTTTCTCGAACGCCAGCCAGACCCTGGGCAACTCGACGGCCACCGGCACGATCAACGTGGCCTCTGGTGCGACCATCAGCGCTTCGACCAAGACCCTGAACATCGGCACAGGTGGCGTCTCCGGCTCGACCACAACGACGACCCTAGGCCCCGTGCTCGGTGCTTCGACCACCACGATCGGTGGCACGACTGCCGCGTCTACCCTTAACCTTGCCACAGGTGCAACCCTGACGGCCACGACCAAGGCGGTTAACATCGGCACGAACGGCGTCGCTGGTAGCACGACGAACATCGCCATCGGGTCAACCACAGGCACTTCGACGACCACGCTCCAGGGTAACATCACTGCCACTGGTACGACTATTGATTTAGGAAACTCTGCCGCAACTGGCTCCTATACTTTAGCAGGCGGCTCGACGACTACTGGACAGACCAAAAGTATCAACATCGGTACAAGCGGAGGCACTGGGTCTACGACCAACATCACGCTTGGAAGCTCGACCAGTACTAATAATACACAGATTTACGGCGCATCGCTTGTAGGTGGAGGCACGACTACGACTGCCGCAGTAGACACTAACTCCACAGTCATTGCTTCCACGGCCTTTGTCGTCGCACAGGCCGCTGCCGCCACCCCGCTCGTCGATGGTACGGCTGCTGTGGGTACTTCCTTGCGCTACGCCAGGGCTGACCACGTCCACCCGACTGACACCAGCAGGGCCGCCTTGGCCTCGCCGACCTTCACCGGCACGCCCACCCTGCCGACTGGCACGATCGCCACGACGCAGTCTCCGGGCAACAACACCACGGCGGTTGCCACCACGGCGTTCGTCACGGCGGCGGTTCCGGCCATCGCTACGGCGGCTCAGGCCATCACAGGAACTTCTGCAACCGTAGCGCTATCTCCATCCACTCTTGGCGCACACCTCACTCGAGGATTCAGCCAACGCTTTGACTTTATTACTACGACATCAACGTCTGGAAGCGGTCAAGTGACCACTGCATTTGGCGGATTAAGAGAAATTTATGTGTCTGCTACTGCTTCAGCGGGTCGCGCTTCTTTTTCACTTGGAAGCGTTGGGTCTTTAGGTTGTCTTAGCGGTTATTCAGACGAATCGAAAATCGACTACTCAAAGAAAATCTGGGTCGCTGGACGTGCATCGACGAATTTCAGTGCTACCTACGTTGGCGACGCCAATACCTCAGTTTCATGTGCGATTGGTGGATTCAATACCAATACTACTGGTGACATGAATGTTGCTGGCATCGGCTGGCGTAAGGCTGGCGGCAGCGGAGCCTTTGTCACGCTGATGGTCCATAACGGCACTACGTTTACTACTGTTGCCACTACGAAGACCGTTGCGACATTAGAGGTGTTTGACTGGCTTATCTATTCTGACGGATCCGGTAACGTCACCCTTTACATCAATGGTGTCTCGTCGGCCACAACGTCTGCTGGCCCAACCGGCTTAGGCGGGGCTAATCAAAATGTCTACCGCGAGCAGTGTGAAAAGACGGCTGTGGCAACTCAAATGCTTCTGCACTCTTACGGCGGATGCTATTACTCTGAACGATGATCACATATAAAATCTCAATGACGGGCGCCATGCTTGCCGAACCTTACGCATTACTGCGGGCCGTCTTCCCTCAGTGGAATGGCGAATCTGCCAATGCAAATAGCGGCTACGTCACCGTCACCTTCGACACCCCGCAGACCCCCGTCGACCTCGGCCCGCTCGTCAAAGTCGAACTCCTCCCGAACCCATGATCACCATCCTCGTCTCCCTCCTCATCGGCTTCATCGGCGGCTTCATCGCTGGTGTCAAGAACGCCAAGTCTGCCAAGGTCGAGAAGGCCGTGGACATCCTCAAGGCCCTCAAGGGCAAGTAAGCCGTGCGCGCG